AAAGAGTGCCGGGGCGAGTGCCTGTGTCCGTATATCTTCGGCAATCTAAATGACCTCATGCGTGACCCGGCCTTCATTTCAGCGGTAGACAACGCCGAAAGCTGCGATACGCCGCACAAAGAAACGCTAATATTCCTGAAAAGCAATCGGGAAATGAGCTGTGCTTTTGAAAAAATCACAAATACACAAAGACAGGAGAGAGAATATGCAACCGGACTCAGGCGCCGTACATAAAAGCGGCAAACCAAAAGACACAGAGCCGTTGACCCTTACTCTATGCCCGCGCTGCGAAGCAGATTTTCGCAACAGCGGGCATTTCCTTATAAAGAAGGGCTGGCAGGAGAACAAGGAAACCTGTGATTTCTGCAATGTAGGGAAAGGCTTCATTTTTGATATTTACGGGGAGGTGCATCGTCCATGAAAAAAAGTGAAATGGTTCAAAACGGTCATCGGCAGAAAGCGGAACCGGTCGTTAAGTACCGGGAGGAGAAGCTCGGCAAAATCCTCTACCGCGTCACCAGTGTTTACAAGGGTGAGTTCGAGCTTGAAAAGGCTCTGGAGGACTTGACAGTCCGAAAAATCCTGCGAAACGAAAACGTCACCGCTTCATGCCAGTAATTTTTTTCGGCAAACATAAAAAAGTGCGCTGCGCTTTATGGATATATGCGCTATACTAATGGCGTAAAATCATATCGCCAGCTAAAACCCTGTGTTTGCCAGACTAAAGGAGGATCATTTCATGGCAAACACTATGGAACACAAGGTTGGCATATACGTCCGCTTATCCAACGAGGACGCGCGGGCGGGCGAATCGGTCAGCGTGGAAAACCAAAAGCTCATGCTGACGAAACACGTCAAGGAAATGGGGTGGGAATTAACAGAGATTTATGTGGACGACGGCTGGAGCGGCACGAACCAGAACCGCCCGGCGTTTCAGCGGATGATCGCCGACGTGAAGCAAGGGTTCATCAATACGATACTGATCAAGGATTTATCCCGGCTGGGCAGAAACTATCTGGAGGTCGGGCAGTTATCAGAGGTTTTCCTGCCCGAACACAACTGCGAACTCATATCGCTGAACGAAAAGCTCGATGAAATGGCGGTTTTCCGAAATTGGTTCAACGAGCAGCACTCTAAGTCCACCAGCAAAAAGGTCAGGGCGGTACACCGTATCTGCGCCGAAAACGGGAAATACCTCGGCGCGTTCGCTCCCTACGGGTACATGAAAGACCCCGGCAATCACCACAAGCTGATCGTGGACGAATCCACGGCGCCGGTAGCAAGGCGTATCTTTGAAATGCGGGCGAGCGGTATGGCGTTCCGTGCCATCGCGGTCACGCTGAACGAGGAAGGCGTCACTTCCCCGAAAGAGTATTTCTATGATACCAAGAACAAGAGCAATCCCCGTAAAACCACCCAGGCGTGGCTGGCGAACACGGTCAAGCGGATACTCGAAAACGAAGCCTACATCGGCAACATGGTTCAATGCAAGGTCGGCACGGTATCTTATAAAAACCACAAACTCGTCGGCAAGCCTGCGGAAGAATGGATCAAGGCCGAGAATACCCATGAGCCGCTGATTTCCCGCGAATTATGGGACAGGGTTCAGGTCATGCGGGAAAAGCAACTAAAGCCCCGCAAGACCGCAGAGGGCAACTACCATATGTTCGCCGGCCTGCTCGTCTGCGCGGACTGCGGATGCAACCTCCGGGGGAACACCGCCCATCACACGAGAAAAAGCGGGAAGAAGTGGCAGCGGACAAGCTACTGCTGCGGGACTTATTCCAGAGCCGGGAGTTCAGTCTGCACCTATCACGGGATCGACGAGGAAACGCTCATCGGTATCGTCGCGGGGCATATCCGCGAAAAAGCGCGGATGGTCGAGTGCAACGAGGAACGCATCATCGGGAATATCCTCACCGCGCAAAACAGCGAGAATATGTCCTACCGCGCCGCATACCAGAGTGAAATGGACTCGCATAAGAAGCACATCGCCAGACTTGACCTTTTGATTGAAAACCTCTATAACGACCGCGTTACCGGGGTTGTGACCGAGGATATGTTCAAGCGGTTCGTGGCGAAGTACGAACAGGAGCGCGTTGACCGGCTTCAATCGGTGGAAACCCTGACAAAGCGGATTCAGGCTATCAAGCAGGACAACGACAACGCCTCCGCGTGGGCGAAACTGATCAAGGGTTATACACAGCTTGAAATCCTCGACGGAGAAACCCTGCGGCTGCTGATTGACAAAATCGTCATTGGCGAATCGCACATGGAGGGCAAGGAGCGCGTCCGCGATGTAAAGATCATCTACAACTACGTCGGAGACGTGGACAGCCTCGATGGAACCGGAGAGGCGGTGGCGGTATGAGCGGAAACTCGGCTATGGCATCCGCGCCGGCGCCCGCGAAGCTGTACAACGTGGGAATGTATATCCGGCTATCGCTGGAGAACACAGCCTACCGGGGGAAGGACTCCGAGAGCATCGAAAACCAGCAAGCCCTCCTGTCCAAGTTCATTGAGATGATGCCGGGCTGGGTGGAAAAGCGGACGTACATCGACAACGGAGCCAGCGGCGGCAACTTCAACCGCAAAGGCTTTCAGGACATGATGACCGACATCCGAAACGGTGAAATCAATCTGGTGCTTGTCAAAGACCTCTCGCGTTTCGGAAGAAACTATCTGGAAGCCGGCAAATACCTTGAAGAAGTGCTTCCGTCCCTCAACTGCCGGTTTGTGGCTCTGGATGACGGCATAGACACGGAAACGGGCGAGAACGATATTTTGCCTTTCCTGAACGCGATGAACGATTTTTACCTGAAAAACCTAAGCGACAAGGTAAAATCAGTCTTGACGGCAAAAGCGAAAAACGGGCAGAAGATCGGCCACGCCCCATACGGGTATCTCCACAACAGGCAGGATCACACGGTTTACATTGACGAAAACGAGGCGGCGGTCGTGAGGCGCATATACGACATGAGGCTGACCGGCGTCAGTACCCTGAAAATCGTCGAGGCGCTCAACAACGACGGCATCCCCGCCCCAAGAAGCAAGTTCTGGAGGGATTGCACGGTACTCGGAATCCTGAAAAACGAGTTTTACATCGGCAACTCCATTCAGAACAAGAGAACCTATCTGTCCTATAGGAGCGAAAAGGTCGTCCGGTGTCCGGAAGATGAGTGGATTCGCGCCGACAACACCCACGAGGCGATTATCTCTCAGGAGGTATGGGAGCAAGTCCAGGCCATCAACAAAGAGACAGCGCGCCCGTTCTCGGAAAGGCGCAAAGCAGAGCCGGGTGTTTTCGCGGGGCTGCTGTATTGCGGAGGCTGTGGCAGGAAGATGATCAGCAATCTCCAAACCAACAGGGGCTACAGGGTATTCCACTATTATTGTAGTACGAGCAGGTCTACGTTCAACGGCGGTTGCCAGCCGCACACGATAGGCGACGTGACGTTGAGAAAGATCGTGCTGAACGACATCAGGGCGCAAGCCGAGCGGATCACCATTGACCGGGAGGGCGTTCTGAAAAAACTGCAAGGCTCGCTCTCGGCTATCCAGAAAATGAGCAAGCCGGACAGCATGAAACGGCAGCGAGAGCTTGAATCCCGGCTCCATACCATTGAGGTGCAAGCGGAGAAACTCTATGAGGACAAGGTAATGGGCGCCGTATCGAACGACGAGTTCTCCCGCCTCTCACAGCAGTTGGAGAGCGAACGCCGCGAAAAATCAGCCCTGCTTGACGCTCTCAGGCAAACAGCGTCAGATGTACAAAAAAAGCTCGCCGACATTGACCGCTGGGCAGAGCTTATCGAAAATTGTTCTGTTCTTGTAGAGGTAGATCGAGACTTGCTCGAAAGCCTGATAGACAGAATCGAAATCAGCGGTCAGGAGGTCATAAACGGCGTGAAATCCCGAGGCGTCAGGATTTTCTACAAGTATGTCGGTCAGGTCTAAAAAGACTTCCTTATCAACATATCCCCTTTATGAACGGCGCGAACTCAA